AATGGAAGGTGATTTCGATACTGGTAACGTTAGATACAAAGCTAGAGAAAGATACGTTTATGGCGTGTCTGACTTTAGAGGTATCTTCGGCGTTGAAGGAGCGTAATCTAAAAGACTTTATGGGGCGGCCTTAAAACCGCCCCATTTACAATATAAATGGTGAGATTCATGAAAAAATTTAGAGTCCAAATATTCGCTTATCAATTACACGCAGATTTTATTATAGAATCTTTGGATGGCCCATTAGATATAGAAAATGCTATCATTGACAAACTAGGACAAAATGATATAAAATGGGAACATCTTGGAGAAATGAATGATCCAAGAGTAAATAGAATAACCTATGAGGAGGTTATAGAAGATGGAACAACATCTGCAGGACCTTTACACAAAGAAGAAAGGTCTGGACCTACAATGGGAGCAGGATCATCTTAAGGAGGGTAGATATACTCTCAATATGGTTAAGATTGACAGAAAAGTCAGAGAAGTAATTAGCCATATAAAACTTGCAGAAGCTAAAAAAGCACATCTGCAAAATAAGGTGGAAGACGCTGCCCCACAAGTTTCTGTAGCTACTTAATAAAAAGCTACATCGTTGAATAAATTCAATTCACATCACAGGCTCTCTTGCGCTCTACTAAAATGTAGTATATAGTTTTATTACTATACAATTAATTAGAACGTAGACGAGTATAGTCGACGGCCTAGAGACTGCGTTCGGAAAACTAGGAGGATATAATTATGGCAAACACTACATTTTCAGGACCAATATTAGCTGGTACTATTAAAAATACTACTGGTACTACAGTTGGAACTGACATGAAAAACACCGGACAAGTGATGATGTCTCAAACATTTTCATTTGACTACACAGTAGAAAACACTGCAACAAGCACAAGTGTTATTATTCCGGCTAACTCTCAAATCGTATCTATTGACGTTAACGTAGAAACTGCGTTTAACGATTCAGGCACTGATATACTTGAAATTGGTTCAGTTGCGGATACTGATTTATATGTTAACGATGTTAGTATTGCAGCAGTTGGCCCAGCAGCTTTGGGAACAGCAGGTCTGTGTGCTAACTGGAAAGATATTGGAACTTCTGACATAAGAATTGCATACATTTATAATGGTGCAAATGATGATGCATCAGCAGGTGCTGCTACAGTAACTATTAATTACTTGCAGAACAATAACCTTTCATAATAATTAATTTAGTGTGGGCCTAGGCCCACACTTAAATTTTAAGGAGAAAAAAATATGTCAATTGTTTTAAAGAACTGGGTACGTGTACGTGATGCAGTAACAGCTGATCCTGATTACTTTGTTACAGCAGCACGACCTAATACATCTGCAACTATGGCACAAACATCTCTATCATCTGATCATAATGGTGGCGGAAGAAATGTCACTGTTACGACTACAGGATCTGGAGATAGCGGAAAAACAGCTACTATCACTGGAACTGATGTCGATGGAGCATCTCAAACTGAAGTAATAACTTTACCTGGATCTGCTACAGCAACAGCAGGCACTAAAATATTTTTAACTGTAACTGCAGTTGAAATGAGCGCACAACCAGCAGCTAACATAACAGTTGGTTTTGGAACTGCAGCTGGAGCAAAAATTGGTGGCGGTGGAGTTTTTGGTAGTTTTAGAACTACGTCAGGCGGAAACGCTGGAACGTGTAGTTTTAGAACTGGTGGAACTGCAGGAACAGTACTTGCTACTGATAAATCAAGCGGAACTTCTGGAGGAAACAACGGTCCATTTTCTGCTCACGGAACTGGAGCAAAATTAGTGAACGGGATGTATGTTACTTATACTGTGGGTGACTTTGATCAGATAGTAGTTTTTTACGCTGGATAGGGGTTTAAATGGCGAACACAACATCCTCGTCTTACTCTTTTGATCAGGATTTTTCTATTGATGAAATAATTTCTGATGCATACGAAAGAATTGGTTTGGTTGGAACTGCAGGTCATCAAATAAAAACTGCAAGAAGATCACTAAATATTCTTTTTCAAGAATGGGGTAACAGAGGAATACATTTTTGGGAAGTAGGAAATACTAACATAAATTTAGTTGAAGGCTCTACTACCAATATTGATGCTACAGCAGAAGGTTCTGGTGTTTATACTTTTTACAGAAACTCGACAGATGTTCCTGGAGGAGGAGAACCACCACAAGCTACAACTGTGCCTACAGCAAATGTTTATGGTATTACAGATATTTTAAACTGTACTTACAGACAAAATTACAACACTACTAATCAATCAGACATTGGTTTAACAAAAGTTGCAAGAGACACATATTCTGCAACAGCAAACAAAACATCTAAAGGAACACCTTCACAGTTTTGGGTTCAAAGATTTATTGATAAAGTTACTATAACTATTTTTCCATTACCCAATGCTACAGCAGCAAGTAATTTTTTAAATGTTTATTATGTAAAAAGAATTCAAGATGCAGGAGCTTACACAAATGCAAGTGATGCACCTTATAGATTTGTACCATGCATGGTTTCAGGACTAGCTTTTTATTTGTCTATGAAATTTGCACCACAAAGAACACAAGAAATGAAATTGCTATATGAAGATGAATTAGCAAGAGCACTAGCGGAGGATGGATCAGCAGCGAGTACGTATATTACACCGAAAACTTATTATCCAAATATATAATGGCAATAAAAGCAATTAAAGGAATTGGAAAAGCTTTTTTAAAAGCATCAAAAGAAAAAGGTAGAAAAAAACTAAAAGCTCTTGATAAAAGAGATACAGCAAGATTTCAAGGTGTTTATAGAAAACACAGAAAAGCATTAGAGGCAGTCAACAAACCTGCAAAAGACGAACTAGATAAAACATTAAAATCTATAAAATCAAGAGTTACTAAAGGTAAAAGTAGAGATGATCAAAAAGATATCATGAAAGCTCACGAAAAATATGATTCTAAGATTTTTAGAAAAGGTTCAAGAGTTAAAATGTATGATGATCTTCCTGATATTAGACAAAGATTTAGAGGAGCACCTGGTCCTCAAAGAAAAATAACACGAGGAATTAAAAACTACATTCGAAGAGCAGAGGCATTACAAAAAGATAGATTAAAAAGATTAGGACCAATTAGAGGTAAGAAAAAATAATGGCAAGATTTTCAAAAGGTAGAAGAGCCCTTGCAATATCTGATAGATCAGGCGCAGCATTTCCATACGATGAAATGGTGCAAGAGTGGACGGGTGCGTGGGTGCACACATCTGAGTTTGAACCTAAACAACCACAACTACAACCAAGACCAGTTGCAGCAGATGCACAAGCTTTACAACATGCAAAACCTGCACGAACTGAGTTTCCTGTAGAAGATATTTTACCAAACAATCCTTTTACAACTACGGCTGCTTCTGGAACTTTAAACGTATCTTTTCCAAGTAATGGTTTTGATGCCGGAACAACTCATGTAAGATTTAGATCTGTAAAACAACCTGTTGGAGGAGTCGCTGTTTCTACTTTAGAATTAACAACTACTTTAAATGGAAACATTAGTGATTCAGCTACAACAATTACTTTAACAGATGCAACTGAGTTTCCAACTTCGGGTTTTATTATGATAGAAAAAATTGATACAACACCTGATACAGATAATTACGGAAAATATTTTAATGAAGTAATTCAATATACAGGTAAATCTGGTAATGATTTAACAGGCTGTACACGTGGAACAGCTGCTCCGTATAGAGGAGTTACTTTACAAAACACAGCAGCTACAACCCATTCAAGCGGAGCCAATGTATTTGGATCTTATTTAGCAACTGCTGTTGGAACAACGGTTATAACAGGAGCCCAACCAGCAACTGAAACACAATATAACTCACTTACAGTGCCACTTGTTTCAAACGCAACAAGCACTGATACTGGAGGCGGTTTTCAATGTACAATTGGACCGATTAATGATAAGGCTTAATTATTATGGCTGGATATAATTTATCAAACTTACAGACAGATATTAAAAATTATACTGAAGTAGATGCTAACGTGTTTACTTCTGCTATATTAAATAGATTTATTGAAAATGCAGAATATAGAATTGCTTATGATATTCCTATAGACGCAGACAGATTTGTTGACCAAGGAACAATGGCAACAGATGTAAACAATATCAGAGTTCCAGCAGGAACATTGTTTGTAAGAGGTGTAGAAGTTTTTAATGCTACTAACTCGACTGAACAAGGAACTTGGCTAGAAAAAAGAGATCAAACTTTTTTAAGTGAATATGTAGGAAGATTAACCGGACCAGAGGGTTCTACTACATCAGGAGCTGATGTTACCGGTAAACCAAAATATTACGCAATGTTTGGAGGAGCAACTGGCACAACTGATACTACATCAGGATCTATTTATTTAGCTCCTACACCAGATGCTAATTATATATTTAGAATATATTATAACAAAATTCCACCTGGTTTGGAAACCGAGACTTCTGGGACTTATATTAGTAAATACTTTCCACAAGGTTTATTATATGCATGTTTAGTAGAGGCATATAGTTTTTTAAAAGGTCCACAAGATATGTTGACACTATATGAAAATAAGTATAAACAAGAGTTATCTAAGTTTGCAAGTATGCAAATTGGTAGACGAAGAAGAGATGACTATACAGATGGAACAATCCGTATACCAATCGAATCACCGTCACCTTAAACGGAGTAAAATATTATGGCAATAACATCGGCAATTTGTAACAGTTTTAAAGTTGAGATTTTAAAAGGTGAACATAACTTTACAGCATCTTCTGGAGACACTTTTAACTTAGCTTTGTACACTAGTTCTGCAACTTTAAATAAATCAACAACAGCGTACAGTTCATCAAACGAAATTTCTAATACATCAGGTTCAGCTTATTCTGCAAAAGGAAAAGCACTCACAAGTGTAACTCCTGTTTTATCCACAGATACAGCAGTTTGTGATTTTGCAGATGTGTCTTGGACATCAGCTACTTTTACAGCTAATGGATGTTTAATTTTTAATGATTCACATTCTTCAGATGCATCTGTTTGTGCAATTGCATTTGGTGCAGACAAAACTGTAACAAGTGGAACTTTTACAATTCAATTTCCAACAGCTGACGCATCTAACGCAATCATTCGTATAGCGTAAAGAGGTAACGACGCATGTCCGTTACCACAACATTCACAGTAACGGTGGTAAGCACCGGCGGTGGTAATAAATATTTTATCGACGGTGTTCAACAACCTACTTTAGAATTAGTTGAAGGCGCAACTTTTAGATTTGATCAATCAGATTCATCCAATAACACACACCCTTTAAGATTTTCTGAAACTTCTGATGGAACACACGGAGGTGGTTCTCAGTATACTACTAATGTAACTACTAACGGAACTCCGGGATCATCTGGAGCTTATACACAAATTGAAGTAGCCTCTGGTGCACCAACACTTTATTATTATTGTACAAACCACGGAGGAATGGGTGGACAAGCAAATACACCTAATTCTGATTTTTGGGGAGCAGGAAATTGGAGTGCAAATCTTTGGGGAATTGAATCAGCATTTAATATAGGTTGGGGTGCGCAATCATGGAATGATGGTGAATGGGGAAATCTTGGCGATGTTGATATTACACTTACTGGAGTTTCTTCTACTTCATCAATAGGTTTACCTACAATTACCACAGAAATAAATACAGGTTGGGGGTCTGATGGTTGGGGCGTTGAAAACTGGGGATCTTCTGGAATAACGGTTGCCTTAACTGGTGTTGAAGCAACCACAGGCATTGGAGAAGATATAAGTTGGGGTAAACAAACTTGGGGATCTTCAGCAACTGGTTGGGGTGGTGGAGAATATTTCTTAGTACCAGAAGATGTAATGGGTTTAACTGGATTAGGTGCAACATCATCTGTTGGTGCACCAACAGCAATATCTGACGTTACGTTAACACCAACAGGTCAAAGTGCAACCTCATCAGTTGGAACAATTGATCTTGATGCTCAAACAATAGGTTTAACTGGATTAGGTTCTACGTCCTCTGTAGGTGCAATTACACCAGCTGATGTAATGGGATTATCTGGTTTAGGAGCAACATCATCTATAGGTGCAGTAACAACTAGTGGTGGAACTCTTGTTAATTTAGATGGACAATCAGCTACATCAACTGTAGGGGCATTAACCCCAGCTGACGTCATGGGATTAACAGGAATTTCAGCAACTGCATCAACAGGGTCTGTTATAGTCAATGAAGGTCTGGGATTGACAGGAGTTTCTGCAACTGCTAGTGTGGGCAATGTAGCGCCTTTAGGTTATGAGTCTATAAATGGTAATCAAAGTGCAGGATATAGCTCGGTTACGGCTACACAAAGTGCAAGTTATACTGCAGTAAATGCAGACAACTAGAATATATTATTGACAATAACTATAAAACAAATTAAAAAAAGATACTAATTAGGAGTACAAAATTATGGCATCAACTTATACGGCTCTCGGTGTAGAATTAATGGCAACTGGTGAAAACGCCGGTACATGGGGGACAAAAACTAACACCAATTTAAATATAATCGAACAAATTTCAGGTGGATACACTACTCAATCGATAGCAGGTGGTGCACAAACTACAGCTTTATCTGTTTCTGATGGATCAACTGGTGCAACTCTTGCACACAGAATGATAGAATTTACAGGTTCAATTACAGGTAATCAAATCGTAACAATACCTTTAGATGTTCAAACTTTTTATTTTTTAAGAAACTCAACATCAGGTGCTTACACAGTACAATTTAAATACGCATCAGGATCAGGGGATACATTTACGTTTTCTGCAACTGATAAAGGTGATCAACTTGTATTTGCTACAGCAAACGATGGAACTAATCCAGACATAGATACTTTAAGTTTTGGTGATGTAACTCTTGATGGAACACAAACTTTAACAAACAAAACTTTAACTAGTCCTAAAATTGGAACTGCAATTTTAGATACAAGTGGAAACGAATTAATTAATCTTACTGCAACAGGATCAGCTGTTAATGAAATTACATTAGCAAATGCTGCTTCAGGTAATGCACCAACTATTACTGCTTCTGGTGAAACTAACGTAAGTCTTAATCTTGTTCCAAAAGGAACAGGTACTTTACAAGGCGGTGGTTCAGCTATAAGAATTGCTGGTAAAGAAACTATGTGGATTCCAGCTGCAGCGATGTATGCTGCAAGCACTAATGGGGCTGATGCTGAACAAGTAGAAACAACAGCAACAAGACCAGATATG